CAAGAACAACCCCCTAAAAGGAGACCATCATGGAAACAACCACTCTGGCTTATCCTCTAGAACCCAATTGGGTTATAGTTGGACAATTGCCGGAATGGACACGTATGGAAAAGCACCAATATGGACCGAGACCTCAAGTACGACGCTATTTTGCGCCGACCATTGAGGCAGCTCTAGCTAGGTTCTCCAAAGAGTACATACTTCGTATCTACTCGTGGCTACCACGCAGACTGTACCAAGGCGGACAAGAAGTCCGTATTGTGGTCCAGGAACATATCGAGACTTTTCACGAACGTAGCTCAATCCCTAAATTTCTAAACAATCCCTATGGGAAATGTTTTGAATTTAAGCTGACTGATTGTTTCATCATCATTGGTCCTCCCCTTAAAGGGGAAGAGACTGTGGAGCCAACCTAAGATCTAAAGATGTCACGTCGACATCCTGATGAGCGCTGAACATCCAAAAGGAGGTAACAGGCATGTTGCTAATGCAACACCATCAGGAGGGTCTACACCGACGTCTTTATACTATTGGCGTTCCCAACCTCATCATCAAGCCCTTTGTGGACGAGATGGTGAAGTGGGAGACACATTCTGGCGTTGAATGGACAATCAAGAGACTGAAGAGTCTCAAGGTTGATCTTATTCGTCGCCATTCCAACAAACCTCCACTTACCTGGGTTCGAAAGAACCGTGAGGGTGATGTGGCTGGTGTGGTTGGATACCTCTATCGGTGGTCTGATAAATCAGACCGAAACTTCCGTAAGTGCTTGCAAGCCTTTATGGCTTACAGTTACTACATCCTTCCAGGACTCTCTGAGTCTCAGAAAGAGAAGTTTCTTTCGGGTATTAATCCCGAAGACCCTGACTCTCATTTGGACAGAGAATTTCTCCGTTCATTTGGTAGTACAGTGAGGATATGTGTCGGTACAAGACGGATCTTGAGCCGCCAGAGACCACTGCTGCTTTATAGAGGATCTTCCTCTAAGAAAGCACCAAGGCTCTGGAAGCAAAAATCTGTCCCGCAAAGTGATAGAATTCTGGATGACCTCCAGATATTCAACACTACTCCTGGCATGAAACTGTACAAACGGTATCAGTCGATTTATCGACCTTTACTTGTTGGCACAAATCGTGCTAAGACGCTGGACATAACCTTGCGAAGTGAGGATGACGGTGAACCGATTCCGATAGAAGGTGGAGAAATCCATTTTCTACAGGAACCTGGTGGGAAGTTGCGATCTATCGCATCTCCATACCGTATCCACCAAGAAGCACTCCGCCCTCTGGGCGAGGTACTCTATGGTGTCGCAAGGGATCTACCCTGGGATTGTACCCATGGGCAAGATGCCGCCTTTCCGTTCATTCAGTCCTGCCTTAGGCAGGGTGGTCAAGTTCATTCCATTGATCTGTCGTCCGCGACGGATCACTTTCCCCTAGATCTTCAGAAGGAAATG